ACAAACTTCGTACCATCGTAGGCAACTGACATTAGTGCCAACCCATTGTCCAGTATGGTTTCTTTCCAGATTTCACCATCAGTTGAATACAAGATGGTTCCACTTTCACCTACAGCAATGTAAACACCGTTCTTGTAGGTGATTCCATTCAACATGCTTGCTTCATTTGAAACGAAGGAGGTAACGGTTGTAGTGTTCTGCGGAACAGGATTGGAGGAAGTTGTTGAAGAACCACCACAACCTGCTATGAATAATGCAAGTATCAAGATATAGCGTTTCATCGTGCATCCTCCGTATCACTGAGTTCCAGCACCATTTCAATGTCTTCGATTGTGTATCTTTCGTAGTACTGACCACCGAATGCGTATGCATAGTAGATGGGCTTTCCTTTGCGACAGAGGACACCAATGCGAGAATCGGTGCCTTTCGGAAGAACCATAGGATCGGCAGCAGGTACTTTGATTTCCAGAACTTTATTTCTCATGACAAACTCCTTTGTTGTTTGGTTGGTTACTCTTGAATCAACTATAACCTGAAGGGATTTGATTGTCAATTTAAAAATGAAATTATCTTTGTATCGCTCCTTGTGGTCTGAAACATGGTCAGCATACCTCTCCGAGGAATATATCTACCCTGCTCCAGAGAGGCTTTTGTATTGTAACACAACAATTCAGGTCTTGTCAAATTTAATTCAAAATAAAATTCAAGTTGTTGATTTTGTTTACTTTTGGTTTCTTCTGCACCTTGATTGTACTTTTCACCTTCGTTTGGTGAAAGGATTAGTAGAAGTTTCAAGAATTCACCCGCATGAACTTTTTCTTCTTCGATAACATCTGCTAACACTTCTTTCACTAGTGGATGATCTGTTGCACTAGATAGTTGGGTATAGAGTTTGATTGCATCATATTCAGCCATTATCATTGTTCTAACTGCGGAGATTAGTTCTTCAGGAACAAGTTGTGTTACTTCTCCTTCTTCATTGATAAACTTTTTGAATGTTTTTATGTTCATATGAGTTCCTTATTCAAATTTGTAATTATTTAGTATGTTTTCTATATCATTCAACTTTGTATATGGTATCCTGATAAGAGTGATTCCTTTGTCTTTACAGTAATCAGTTTTGATTTGGTCATGGAGTTGGGTAGCTTCAAATTTGATTTGATTTTTTTCTTTTGATCTACTCCTTCTCATTGGTGAGAAATGTTGTTCTCCATCATACTCAATACAAGTATTGTACTTAGGAATATAGAAGTCAAATGGTAGAGGTTGTTTGTTCTTACAATTTTTAAATCTTTTCTGTGTTACAAAGATTATGTTATGTAATGTTAGATATTCCTCTACTCTTAGTTCTCCTTTAGATGTTCTACATTTTGGGCATCCTGAACCAGTTAAGTGACTATTAGAAGTTTGATCAAATACACCATGCTCTTTACAAATTATTTTAACCTTTTGATTTGATCTTTTATATTCAGCAAGAGAGTAATCATATAACTCACCATGAATTTTTTTAGCTTTTACTATAAAAATATCTTTATCTTGATAACGATTACCACAAATAGTACAACCTTTACCATCAAGATGATTGTTAGGAATTTGTTCATACATCCCATGCTCTTTACAAATTATTTTAACTTTAATCTTAGCTGTTTTATATTCAACAAGAGAGTAGTCATATAGATCACCATGAATTTTTATTGCTTTACTTATAAATTCTTCTGAAGATACATTTTTATTTACACATTTTGGGCAACCTTGTTTTATATTGATGTGTTTTAATATCTTTTGTTCAAATACACCATGTTTAGGACATATAATAATAATTTTATCTTTCCATGATTTGTAGACAGTTAAAGAATAATCATATTTAAAATTATGAACGTCATTTGCTCTTCTAATAATTTCATTGGTTGTTGGTACAGGTCTTGGCATAAGTTTAAAACTCCTTTTAAATTCAGTGAATGTTTTTAACTTATTTATACAAAAAGAAAAGCTCCTAAAAATTAATCTAGGAGCTTTTCTAACTACCTGTTATTGTTGATTAAAATTGACCTACAAATTCGCTGAAATTTGCGCCAGTAGGAAGTACTGCTGCGGTAACACGAATGAATTCTGCTACCTTGGTTGGTTGTAGATAAATGTCAATTACAAGACCATTTTGATCTATAACGTTTGGTGTATTGTTGCTATCATCAACAACGATCTTGTAGCCGTATAGACCTCTACGTGATTTAACAGAACGTAGGAATGGATCAATGATGTTGAATAGTCTGGTACGTGTGAACACATCGTTGAATTCAAACAATCCAATGTTAGAAGCAATTGCAATGGATTTTTCAAGATGGATTAGAAGTCTACGAACATTTACACGATCCATTGCTGAAGGTGTAGCAGTTGCAGTCTTTTGACCCCAAACTACGGCTGAACCCTGTCCTGCAATCGCCATGATTGGGTTAATAGCATTCACGTAAAGATCATCCCTGTTCTGCTTGTTAGGATTGAATGCTAGTTTGATTGCGTTACGGATGATACCCCTGCTTGTTCCTGCTGGCGCCCACCAAGGATCATTAGTCTTGTCAGTTTGTGCGTATAGACCAGCAACGTCACCAGCAACACAAATCCAACGATTGATGTTAGAGAACTTGTCATACTGGTATTTCATGTTGCCATAAAATGCTGAGTATGTACCGAAAGTAGTGAATAGCTTGCTTACTGAATCGGTTTGTGAACCGTATCCATCAAGAAGATACTTAGTGCAATCGTTTGATGCGTTAACAGAAAGGTAAGTTGAATCGTAAGGAGCAACAACTGCGATACAATCCTTTCTAGTTTCAGCAATGGTAGAAGCAGTATTGAGGTCTAGTTCATGGCACATAAGAATGTTGACATCAAATTGCTCTGGATCAGCAAACATGGAGTATGCTTGCATAACGTCACCCTGAGTATAAGCAGTTGGATCATATACGAAAGTACCGTACTGAGCTTTCTGTGGGTAAGTAGTTGCAACTGCACCAGTGATGAATGGAGTTGGTAGGTTAGCAGTACTTGGACGAATTGCGGTCTTATCACCGATCTTAGCGTATAGGCACTTAGAAGCTTTGTTGAAAACGTTCTCAACGAAGATGTTGTTACCAGCACTATTTCTAGCTAGTGGGTTGTAAGAAACAGTGAATGTTTCAAACTTCTCATAGTATCCATCATCGTTCTTACGAAGAACAACAACTGCGAATTCGTCATTGATCCAGTTAGGAGCATAGTCAAATAGTAGGTTGAATGGTACAAGTGATTGTGCCATGATGGTGATTGGAAGACCATTCTTATCAGAAAGTAGTCTACGAGTTTTCTTGATAAGACCAGCATCGTAAATCTTATCGAACATGTTTACACCAGTAACAATCTTATCTACGGTTGGGTATGTAGCACAACCGAAAGCACTGGTAATGGTGAATACTAGACCAGCAGAAACACCTAGGGAAGTTAGACCAGATGGACTTGGAGTAACAAGAGTTACATTGTTGAGGGAAGTATCAACAGAAGCAACGGTGTAGGTATTAGTGATACCAGCAATAGTGAACTGAACACCTGGCTCAAGAACAACACCTGGCTGTACATTAAGAACAGTATCACCAGCATTGAATCCGAAGTTAGAAGTTACAGGGTTGTAAGCAGTAGTTCCTTGGAAGTAAACAGTTGAAGAAGAAACTGGTACTAGTGCTGTGAAAGTTGGAGCAGTTGCAGGAGTAACGCTGTTGATAAAGGTAACATCGTAAAGAGTGTTATCAACTGCATTGTTACCAATAGCAGTTACAACGAAGTTAGCGTTAACTTTGGAACCAACTTTGAAGGTACAACCTGCTTTCTGGAATGAACATACGAAGTTGGTAACACCAACAGTAGTTACAACACCAGTTTGTGGAATAGCCCAAAAGGAATCAATATCAGCAGCAGAGATTGAACGGTCAAAAATAACAGTTCCTGAAGTTGAAGATGATTGAAGTACTGACTGAACAGTAGCTAGTTTGTTACCATTAAGGATAACTTGATTACCTTGAACAAGAGAGGTAATACCAGTAGTACTTAGGTTGGTAGCACCATATACACCAGTTACAACCGCAAAGTACTCTAGTGCAAGAGGTTGTTTGAATGTGGTAGGTGAAGAACAAAGAGTAACACCTAGACGTTGGGTAGCAGTTACATCCTTGTTGATGAAGTAGATTGCTTGTGAAACGTCAGGGAAGTTTGCTGGTTTAAGAGCATTCTGAGCTACTGTGTAGTTGTAGAAGTTTGGTTTAGCGATAGGTGCAGTATAAGTTGCACTGATACCAATACCAGCATTCTTGGTTACAAGAGCAGTATCCATAGGACGAACTACATAAAGTGAAGATGCATACTGTAGAAAGTTCCATGCTTGAAACCAATCTTGGAAGTTTGCAGCAGTTGGCTTACCAAACTTTGCAATTAGATCAGTTTCGTTGGTGATTGCGGTGACTTCCATACAAGGCCCACTGTCAGCACGTAGAACCATCCCTGTCTTAGCAGATGGAATGTTAGGTACATAACCAGTTAAGTTGACCTCTCTTACGGATACACCAGGAGAAA